ACTTTTGTTGATTGTATACCCGACTTGAACTCTTATATAGAAGATGATTCAGGAGAGCATATTTTAGAGCATCTTTTTTCTGAAACAGAATTACGTTTCATCACTGACGATGAGGAAGAAGATTCCCGGCCATGGGACGTAGAAGATTCCCGGCCATGGGACGTAGAAGATTCCAGGCCATGGGACGTAGAAGATTCCGCGCCATGGGACGTAGAAGATTCCGCGCCATGGGACGTAGAAGATTCCGGTAAACAACTAGAACTAGGATTGCGATTAAATGATGTCACCCCTGCGGAATGGGACGAAGTGACCTCTAAATACCACAAATAAATAAATTTCCGAATTAAAACCCTCCTTGTTATAAATAAAAATAGACAAGGGGGAGAGTCTAATGACGACGTTTAACACAGTGGCGATAACTGCCTTGCTGTGCTCTTTACTTTGGATTGGCTGCACAGCACTTATAATTGATGAATATATAAAGGTAGTACAAACAAAAGAGTTCCAGATACAAATGAAAGACTGGGACATAATCAATATTAAAAACTTAAATAAAATATATGACCAGGCACTAAGAGACCTTGTTTGGAGATGTCAGAATCAAGAAGAGATTCTAATTTCAAACAAACCATATATGTGTCATAAAATTGATAAGGTGTAACTAATGATAACATTTCGTAAAGAAGTCTTCGAAGTCTTCGATGAGTACAAAAAAGCAGGAACTCGCGAAGAACGATTAGATGTTTTGAAAAAATATGAAGATAACTGGGCGTTCAAGGATATCCTTCGCGGTTCCTTCGATGAGTCTCTGGAATTCAACCTTCCGGCTGGACGCCCACCTTTCACTCCGAACAAACCGGAGTCCGCCCCTTCTAGTCTGCTCAAGCAGCACAAAGAATTTGGTCTATTCGTCAAGGGAAATTCTTCTAACCTAGCTACATTCAAAATAGAGAATAAATTTGTTCAGCTTCTAGAATCCGTTCATCCGGAGGATGCTGAGTATGTTTTAAAAATGGTGGCAAAGAAGCCACCCTGTCGTTATATCACAAAAAAACTAGTTCAGGAGGCATTTCCAAATTTGATACGCGAGTAATCTTTTCGACACTAACTAACTTCTAAGGAGAATCCTATGTCGAGTCAAGAACAGCAGTTGAACCAAAACATTAACGAACTACAAAGGTTCGTGCATGACACCAGGCGCCAAGCAATATATTCCCAAGGTAATCGATATTATCGAAAGGAAACTTTGAATCAGTATTATACGATACTAAACGCGTCTTCTCAACAACTTTCTCGATAAGGAGGTGATTATCTCTTCAGGTGCAGATTTAGTGAGACTCCTGTCGTAGTGATTGACAAAAATTTGGAATGGATTTATAATGCCACAGTATGAGTTTAAAAACAGTGAAACCGGAGAGGTCAAGGAATTGTCTCTCCGGATTTCCGAATACGATGAATGGAAAGATAACAACCCTGAATGGGTTCGACATTTCACCCCAGATTCCGCCCCTAAACTAGTTTCCGGAGTTAAGACTACTATGAGTATGGCGGGTTCGGAATGGGAAAACAAACTCTCCGCTATTAAAAAGAATGCGGGAAGACAAAGTACAATAAAGGTTTAGTAGTATGAAGTTTTTTAAATGGTTAAGTTCGGGCCCAGTTGGTGGAAAGAATATCGTTGACAATGGCCCAGACCCAGATGATATAACTGTGGAGAACGCATACAAAACAAGGTGGGTGTGGTACCATACTATACTTGCTTTAGAAATTTTAACTACTAACATACTCTTGGCATCTATTCTGGTGGTGCTTGCAATTAAGTTGTAATGTTAGACATAATACGTAAATTATGGTGCAAACCTAAAGTGAAAGAAACTATGAATCGTGAAGCAGTATTCCAACAACTAAAGATTGACGAAGGCGTCGTTTATGAGATTTACCTCGACCACCTCAACTATCCAACGTTCGGCGTTGGTCACCTCATCAAAGAAAGTGACGGAGAGTTCGGCGCTAAGGTCGGAACTAAAATATCCCCCGAAAGAGTTGCAGAGGCATTCGACCAAGACCTCGACATCGCAATCTCAGAATGTACTGTACTATACGGAGAAGGGTTCTGTTATCTACCAGACGAAGTCCAACAAATCTTGGTTAACATGATGTTTAACATGGGTCGACCAAGGCTAAGTAAGTTTAAGAAGATGAACGCCGCGATTGAGAAGGGTGACTGGAAAGAGGCTGCGGTCGAAGGGAGGGACTCAAGATGGTATCATCAAGTAGGCTTCCGTTCCGCACGTTTGATGAAGAGGCTTGAAAATGTCTAATGTGATTTTCCAGTACATGATTGTTAGTGATGCAGTAGATGCTCGCGGTGGTATCAAAGGATGGGACGGTTCACGTTCTTCCCTATACAAAGAAGTAGCAGATATATCCCGTACCTCATTCGAAGAGTACGCAAAGAAGATTGGAGCAGAACACGTCTATTCCGACGAACGCGTTGCGACCAAGGGTCACGGTTGTTCTACTTCCCTATTGCACGAATGCGCTCGTGTCTGGTTAGACCCTATGTTCGACCAGTACGATAACCTACTATTCGTCGATACTGACATCGTGGTCAATACCGAAGAGAATATCTTTGACGTTATGGATTCGGGTGCGGATGTATACGGTGTCCTAGAGTCTGACTTCGTAACCGCTGATGGTGGTGGGTATAATTCTTGGGATAGTAACGAAGAGAACTATAGAAACTTCTGTCGTAAATTTGAGATGCATGACTGTCCTATCGTCCCTGTAATGCCCCCTAATCGTCCGTCTAAGTTGATGATAATGAATACTGGTGTGGTTCTGTGGACTAAGGAAGCACGTCTCAGAGCTCGAGAAATGTTTGACAAATGGGAAGATTGGTGTTATACTGGGGACTTCCATATGTCGATAATGAACGACCAACCGTATATCTCGGCACAGTTCATGAAACATGACTTCGATGTAGAGACTATAGAGACTACTTGGAACGACAGTCCACATTACGCAACTCAACAGGAATTCTTCGATAACGCGAAATTCTGTCACTATACTGGTGGTGAGTGGAAGGTGGATATGGTTAACCACTGGAAGGAAAGAAAATTTAAAACAACTCCTTGGCAGAGAACACTAGTACCATGATAGATAAGGAAGACGTGTTGGCTATCATAAACGAAGAATATCTTAAATGTATGGAAGAGATGGGTTCTACCGAAAATAGTAGTCCCAACTTCTACTGCATTGTCCAGAATATCTCACTATTACAGTCCCTTCGCAAGCGCATAGAAACTGAAATTAATTAATATATTTTCAAAATAAGTCTTGACAAACCCTCCATAATGTCGTATAATACCTAGGTATTGTGATGATTAGAGAGGGTTTTTTTGTGTTATTTGAAATATCAAATGAGGGTGATGGGATATCGGCAACCATTAGTGAGTCTCAGAATCCCCGACACAGATATCGTCTAGTGTATATGGATGATGATTCAAGTGAGGTAATCTCTGCCGTGTTCGGAGATGACTACAATAGGTTTGTAACACGCGCACTTGAATTTGTTAGAGGAATAAAATTAAAATGAATGACATAACTATTCCAAATAGAGCTTTGGTAACCGATCTAGTCAATGAACATATTTATCGACCAGAAAATCCCAACTGGGGTCAACTGATGGTTGTTTTGTACGACTATGGGTTTACATCTGGCCAAGTTTATAGTATAATGACTAGCGTAAGAGAAGAGGGTGTTGTGTGAAAGATAAGGTAATATTAGTAGATTGTGACGGAGTTATTCTTGACTGGGGATATGCATTCCAACGTTGGATGACGCGTCATGGTTATGAGATAGTCGACCCAGACGTATATGACATCGGTAAGATGTATGGGTTGGAATCGAAAGAGAAGAAACAATTAGTTCGTATGTTCAATGAGTCTGCTTCGATTCGCAAGATTCCACCTCTGCGTGACGCAATCAAGTATATCAAGAAGTTGCACGAAGAACATGGTTATGTGTTTCACGCAATCACTTCTTTGAGTAACGATGAGTACTCTCAACATCTACGTACCAAGAACCTGTGTGAACTGTTCGGTAAGACTGTTTTCGAAACATATGTCTACCTAGATACTGGTGCCGATAAAGATGAAGAGTTGGCTGCCTACAAGGACACTGGGTGTCTGTGGGTAGAAGATAAGGTAGAGAACGCGGTTGCGGGTGCGAAAGTTGGACTAGAATCCGTCGTGATGTCTCATGTCTACAACCAAGATACCGATTTCCCACTGATGCGTAACTGGAAAGATATATACGAGTACGTAACAGGAAAATAATTACTCCTTACTTGGTTTCCTGACCAACCTTTGGGACTCTTCGGAGTCCTTTTTTTTAATATAAATACATATTTAATCTGATACAACAGGTGAATAATGAGATACGTAGGATACAGTGAATTTTATCATGACTCCGGATTCGCTATCATCAATGAAGATGGTACGGTAGAGTTCGCAACTCACGGAGAACGGTACTCCAAGAAAAAGAACGATGCGAATATTCCGGACGCACTCTGGGACATGATTAACGATGATGACCATGTTTCTTTCTATGAAGACCACGGCATCAAGTTTGATATGCGAGGGGGTGTTGAGGCAACTGGTAGAACCCCCGAACAGATTAAAAGTTCAGAAAGTTTCGAAATGTTTCCCTATCCAGAAGCTTCCGTCTACGATGCGCACCACCTACACCACGAATCACACTGTGCCTCTGCGTTCTACACACGTCCTTGGGACGATAAAGAAGACACCGTCCTAGTCTCTATCGATGGTGTTGGTGAGTTACAGACTGCCTGCATCATGGACTCCGATTTCAATCTAATCAAAGAATGGCACTACCCTAAGTCGGTAGGCCTAGTATACACCCTCACAACTAAGTTCCTTGGTCTACGTCCACTCGAAGATGAATACGTGGTCATGGGTCTCTCTGCGTATCATGAAACGTGTCCTAAGTCGAAGGCAATCACTGACTGGTTGATACGTTGGTATAATAACCTAGAAGACATTGCACCAGAAGTTGAAATGGGTGTCGCGGTTGGTGGTGCTGAGTCTAAAAGAGAACAAGACCGTCTACGATTCCGAAGAGAATTTAAACGTAGAATACTATCTGTAGAGGACAAAGTAGCCGCACGTGCAACTCAAGACTTCGCGGATTATGCTATCATGCAAATCATGGGTACTGCAGCGCAGTACGGTAAGAAACTGTGTTACTCCGGTGGTTGCGCACAGAACGTTGTAATTAACTCACGATTGTTCGAGTTATTCGACGAAGTACATATCGCATGTTCACCGACAGACGCTGGTTCAAGTCTAGGTACCGCCGCACGGTCATGGTCAAAGGCGACAGGTAAAGATAAACTAATCTGGACTCCATACTCTGGTTATGACATCCAACGACCAATCGACCCTAGTGAAGTCGTAGACCATCTAATCAATCAAAAGGTGTGTGGTATTGCAAACGGTAAGGCAGAGTTCGGGCCGCGTGCTCTAGGCAACCGTTCCCTTATTGCAGACGTACGTTATGACGTACAGGATACAGTGAATGGTATTAAACGTCGACAGAAGTATCGTCCATTTGCCCCTGCAATATTAGAAGAGTATGCAGAAGAGTACTTCGACGGCCCTATGAACGACCACATGCAGTTCACTTCTAAGGCATTGCACGACTACGCTCCTGTTACCCACGTAGACGGAACCGCACGTGTACAAATTGTAAAGAAAGACTGTGAGTCTATCTTCCGTAAGGTTATCGAAGAATACCATGATAGAACCGGAGTACCAATGCTACTAAATACTTCCCTCAACATTCGCGGGCGGCCTATGGTCAACGATGAACATGACGCTGAGATGTGGGAACAGAAGTATGATGTTAAGGTGTTCTAATGACACCAGAAAATGAGTCATCAGGCTTAGACATGTTTGGTAACCCTGTTGGGACAGAGTATAGAGAAGATATCTGTCCACCAGACCTTATGTGTATTCCTAGAGAAACATGGGATACCATATTAGAAGAGAACCAACTAGCATGGGATTCTGTGAATAATGTAGTTGCACCGAAAGGTGATGCACAAGCAGTCGCAGAGTTTACATGGCACATATTATTCCTCACTCCGTGGGAACTTGCTTACATCGCATTACCAATGAGCGTATTAGCATTTTATGGTTTATCCATATATGCAATATTTAAATGGTTACAAAAGAGGTTTAAATAAAATAACATGTTTTCAGAACAACCAGTAGTAACACCAACTCCAGAAGCAAAACCATTCAAACAGAAGATTGAGCTTGAAGTAGAGTTTGACACATCGAGCAAAGAGGTCAAGACAAGTAAGTTTGAAGGGTTGTTGCAGTTCTCGGATGTAATCGATGCGTATCGACTTTTCCCGCGAGCATTCATCGCTACTTATCTGTACCTGCTCATCGAAGTAACTCAATGGTTCATGACGATACCTGAACCCAATGCATCACAGGCGGGACTTATCTCGGTCGTGGTTGGTGCGGGTGCAGCATGGTTTGGTCTATACACATCTACAGGTTCCGCACGTAAAGTCAAAAGTATTAAGACTAACTAATGAAACCATCTGAACTAGTGACTTGGCGAGGGACGCCAGGTGTCGGAGACTTTATGTGGGCATTGAACGCGTGTCACAAATATGCGGCAGATGTAAATATAAGAAAAATCAATCTGGAGATTCACTGGGAACACGGTGAAGACTATCTTCATCACTTCGAAGACCCCGAAACAATCATAGAACGATGTGACTACATCCATAATTTCTATCACCAGAAGGAACGCGTTGAGGTACACCATATCTTTAATGCTAAGGGTAGATACCAAGACTGGAAGTTTGACGATGATGTTATTTTGGAAACAAACGGAGAACGTAGGATAGCGGCAATACATAGTCACAAGGCTCGGTTCTGGTTCGAATCCGACTTTTACGATGATAGGCCAGGCAGTACTGCTCCCGATAATGATTGGATATTTCGCAAGGACGCATTCCAAGACTATGACCCTAAACGAATTGTCTTCTGGAGACCTACATGGAATGCAGAGAAACCCCGTACATGGAAACGTATATTTGAAAATGACGACTGGGATAAGTTAATCAAACATTTCGAGGGTCTGGGGTTCAAGATGCACGAACTGTCATACCGCACCCCCGCATCTGAAGCGATGCACCTCATCTCTACATCAAGAATGGTTATCTGTTACGATGGTATCTGGCACTATGTTGCAAAGAATTTTGCACGACCACTCGTGGTAATCAGCGGTGAAGGAGTGACTAAATACCATACACCGAATGCGTTAAGAATAAGTCCAGACAAATCTAAAGTAACTGACGGTAAGGATGCATGGTGGTGGATAGAACGTGTCGAAGAACTGTTGAACCAAACTAAACGAAAAGCAGTAGAATATGAAGAGAGGATGAAAACTTATTATGGAAATGACTAGAGAAACATTTCAGATTGACCGTGCCGTAATCGAAGTCGCGGGGGGATGTAACTACTCTTGTTCTATGTGTCCACAGGACTTGCGTGAAGGTGGACGACACAAAGGGTTCCGTCGTATCATGAAACTTGATGAGTTCGAGAAGTACGTTGCTGATTGCGCACAGTATGGACTGAACGTTGTCAACTTAGACGGTTCAGGTGAAGCCACGATGGCAAAGAACCTACCTGAGTATATCAAGGTAACGAAGAAGTATGGGGCGAAGTGCTTCATCTTCTCTAACGGATTCAAGATGGAGGGTCAGTACATGCGTGACTGCGTGGACGCGGGACTGGACTTCTATAGATTCTCATTCATTGGTGCAGACGAACAAGACTATTCCAAGTGGATGTACAATGCTGTGGGTGGTCACTACGCACAGATTAGACGTAACATCGAAGAGATGGTTGCGTATGTAAAGGAGTCGGGTTCAGACTGCGTGGTATCAACTTACCACTTGATTACCGATAATGATAACATCGACCAAGAACTAGAGAAGTACAAGACTCTAGTAGATGAGTTGGGTGTCAAGACAGAAATCTGGAAGATGCACAACTGGTCTGGTGTTCAGGATATATCGGCGTCCGGTGTACGTGAAGGTAAAGTAAAGACATGTGGTCGACCATTCTCTCCAGATGTAGTAATCAGGGCCGGTGGACTTGAAAAGAAAACTGGTGCGGTACACCCATGCTGTCAAGTGTTAGGACGGGACGAAGAGGCCGTGTTGGGTCACTGTTCCGACGACAACATCTTAGATATATTCTTTGGTGAAGAGTATGAAACTCTACGAGAGCAACACCGCACCGGAGACTACCCAGACTTTTGTAAGAGTTGTGACTTCTTGGTAGATGACCCAGAAGTTCTGGTATACACCAACCACGAACGTGATCTGATGAAGATGCACGGAACTAATTTCACACTTAACGATTATAGGGATTAATATGTTTAATTTAGAAAAACTTTCTTTTTACGGTATGATGGCAAAGACTTGGATTCAAGCACGCCTTGGCGAACGCACAACATATGATGGTGTAGTCATCATCGCAATCTGTGGTAGTTACCTCATCTTTGATGGTATCATCACATTAGGCGCATACGCTGGTATTCTATATGGTCTATGGACTATGTGGGAACAACAAAAATAAATTATATAATAAAAAGTTCTCAGAAGTATTTTATTATAAATAATAAGACTTATTCCGTATTTGACTGGCCAGTCCAGCGAGTTCCATTTCGCACGTGCGGTGTAAGAAACTCTTTAAAGAATTTACCGAGGAACAAACAATGAAACACAGCATTGTAACACTTAACGATCACTACTTGGTCGGCAGTGCCGCATCGGGTCATGATTTCGTTCAAAACATGTATGGTATGTATATCCGTTACGAGCAAAACCTAGACACATCAAAAACCAATCTAGAAATTTCTTCTATAGCGCAAGACAAGTTGTATAAACCATTGTTTTGGACATCGCTGGGTTGGATTTCAGCACACGACCCTATCTCATCCGAAACAATCATAGATGGAATGAACAATAATGCTATTGTAACTTCTCAACTATTGAGAATAAAGAGAGACTATAAAGATGTATTGGTCTCTGCTTGGCAGACATGGTCTTCAGAATCATCTTGGGAGGAATTCTGCGCGAGTCCTATTGGATTCTCTATGATAAAATCTTTCGAAGAAGCTGCTAACCAGTTTACATATGAAACAGTAATATCTTACGAAACCCTAGTAGAGAACCCACATCGGGTATTAACTTCTATAGTAGAGCACCTTCTACCGCGTCAAGATAACCCAGAACTAGAAACTTTTGGACAAGCTAAACGCACCATTAATTTGGATGTTATCGACGCTGTTGTTCAGGACTCTAAAGTACGCGATTGTCGTCCAGGCGTATCACAAGGTCTACTAGAAAGTGTTGGTGTTTGGAAGCAATTCATATCAAAGACTCAAGCAGAAGAAGTAGATGAGTTCGTAGAATCACTATAATCTTTAGTTAGGTTTAAGATAGATAAAGACGGGATTGGAAACTTTCCCGTCTTTTTTTTGTTCTGAGAATAATATGGTTAGAAAAAGTTTTTTGACAGGATGTGACTTTAACACCGAATGGCAGCTGCCTTGGTTTATAGAGAACTTCATTGAACATTCTGTGGGGATTTTGCAGATAGCGGACTTTGGTATGACAGATGATATGTTAGATTTCATCGAACATCATCCTAGATTCGGTAAACAACTTTATGTTCTTAGTTTTGAAAACAAAGTTGACGGGTGGTTTAAGAAGCCACGGGCAATATATGAGGCGACTCGCGATAAGTTCACGATATGTTGGTTAGATACCGACTGTCAAATAGATGGTGACGTAGATTCTATTTGGGGATTCTATGAAGAAGGTAGAATGGGTATGGTAGTAGACCGCCCTTGGACTAAGAGACGCCCTGGCAATGGGGACTGGTACAACTCTGGAGTAGTCCTGAGTGACCGCAACGAAACTCTGATTAACTGGATGAATTCTTGTGAAGAAAACCAAACTGAATCTGACCAGTACATCCTACACCATATACACACCCCCATAGAAAGGTTAAGCAAAATATACCCATTACCACATAAATACAATACGTTACGGTTAGACTACATAGATAAGTTAGCTGTAGATAATCCTATCATTATACACCATACTGGAAAGAAAGGTAATGATGTGATTAAACAACAGATGAATTTTTAGTTACTGGAGAATATAATATGTTAAGTGGATTAATAGGTTCACTACTAGGATTCGGGGGTTCCCTTGTCCCAGCAGTGACAGACCATTTCGCTGCAAAGCGAAACAACGAATTTGAATTAAAGAAGATGGAGAAGATGGCTGAACTACGGGCAGCTGGATTCGACCATGATATGAAGATGTTCGAGACCAAGGCGGCAGACGATGAACACGCTCGATTGATCGAACACGACATCTCAATCAACCGAGGTACAGGGTTCATTGCCGGACTACAGAAGTCGGTACGCCCTATAATCACATACTGTTTCTTTGTCCTGTTTGCGGTGATAGAGGTTAACATGTTACAACAAGCACTAGCGAATGGAACAGACCTTTCGAGTGCATTGAACACCTTATGGGATGAAGATACCAAGGCGATATTCGCTGCGATTATTTCTTTCTGGTTCGGTTCACGTGCGGTAGAGAAGGCACGAGAACGTCAAATAAAATGAAGGTGAAAGATGTATAATTATGAAGCGACAATACGCAGATGGGTGGATGGTGATACTGTCGACGTTGATATTGACCTTGGTTTTGGTCTTGTTTACTCTAATCAGCGGTTGCGTCTTTATGGTATTGATGCTTACGAGTCGCGCACTAGAAACCTTGACGAAAAGAAAAAGGGTCTTGCAGCAAAAGATTACGTCAATGAGATGGCTCCGGTAGGTACCAAGGTAAGTATCATTACCCATAAAACAGGTAAGTACGGACGTATCCTCGCAGAAGTGTTCGTCGAAACCAAATATAATGAATGGAAGTGTATCAACACCCTACTAACAGAGGAAGGTCATGCGACGCGGTATCCTGTATAAAATAGCCCTTGCCATAGTGGTATTGTTTGTGGTATCATGTGACCCGTCTCCAGAGAAAAGAATAACGGGGACACAGGACTTTACTGGGGTTGAATTTCCTATTACCGTCTATACATATGATAGTCGGACAGAACTAAACAAAGCAATAAAGGATAGGAACCCTAGTAAACGCACGGTCGAAGGACTCGCACTATGGTTTCTGGTAAAATCAACTAGAGATATAAAACGATGTGAGATTCATGTCGTAACTCCAAGAAGTATTGATGATGAACACGTACTTACTTGGGGACATGAACTAGCCCACTGTATATACGGTGCATATCACAAGGAACCAAAATGAAACGAGTCAATATATTAGGTAACGGTGATCACGCTGCCTTATATGAGAAAGGTACTAACGGAGATTTGCTCGTGTGCAATATGCCTCCTATAGAACTGAGTAAGGAAGAAGTATATGCGTCTTGCATGGTTGACTTCAAAATGATGGAGGCTCTGGAAAAGGGTGAAGTCAAGTTGGATGAGTATGACTGGGTTCTGGGTACACGCCCGCGTAGATGGATGGAAGTGAAGGCCGCGTTCTACTTGAAGTACTCCCAGAACATACGGGGATTCCATACTTACGTCCCACCCTATGCTCAGTTGCCCGGGCATAAACTGTCAGAAGCTGCATCTAACTATAGTTGCGGTCACATGGCAGTAGACTATGCGTGTCGCATCATGAAAGCGAAAGAGGTACATCTGTATGGGTTCGACGCAATGTTTGATATGAACCTAAACAGTTATACAGACAACTTCTTGAAGTCTAACAGGACTGCGTTAAACGTACACCGTATGGCCAGTAACTGGCGTCCTATATGGTCTGGATTCTTTAGAGAGTTCAGTGATGTTCAATTTGTCATTCATCATGGTCATGCAGATATTAAATTATCGTTACCTGAGAATGCGAGAGTGGAGGTTAGAGCACTATAATGGAAATGGAAAAACTTATTAAGTCAGCAAAAGAGTTTGTATCTGATACCGCACATGATTTTGTAACAGTTTGGGAGTTCAGACCAAACGTGCTTATTTGGTGTGCAGTAGCAGGAATTATACTACTGCTGATATAAAAAAAGGGGACTTTCGTCCCCTTCTTCATTCTTACTGTCGGGTAAGTTCCTTAGAATACTTTAATCATGGATTTCATAATATCGTATTCTTCCGGGCGGCCTGTTGACATATTTTCGTCCCAATTTGAACGTAGGGCAAATGTTGTGTCGACCATTGTCTTGCTGTCTTTCTCTTCACCATTGAACCATTTAACTGAAGACGGTGCTCCGTAATAAATGTCGACCATATCAAATTCTGGTGTGCAGTATGGTGCGAAGATTTCTCGTACTTGAGATTCTTCAAAACCAACTTCTTGGTCTTCCATAGGCACGCCTAGGAAAACTACTGCATCAAACTTTTCATGTTCACCCTCAAGTGTCCACGATGAATGTCCATGTTTGTACTGTTGTGAACAAGACATGAAATTTTCTTTCATTTCGTTGATGTCATAAATTTCGTGCATTACACCTTTGTACTTATCTTCAGGTGGACGCGGAATGACAAAAGAACAGTCATACTGGTACATCTTCATAAGTGTTGGTATGAACTGAGCAATGATGTTCATATCTGGAAAAGATTGCATCCCCTCTCTTTCTGGTGGAAGTATGTCAATCATACGACCAGCAAACTTATCAAGCATCCAGTGAGTCTGGCCATCATTGAAGTGACCAACAAACAGGATATTCTTATATCCACAAGACATCAACGCGTTAACGAACATTGGGGCACGTGAAAGAGCTTCTTCCGCCATGTCGATTTCTAGATTCTTGTAACGTAGATACTTACCACGAACAGTAGTAAGTTCCTTTAACTGATTGTTTAAGAAACGTGCTAGACGCACCTTTTCTGTTTCTGGGAAGAAGGTCTGTGATTGACCGTCTTTTAAAATGACTTCGTCTTTTGGGTTGTAAAACATTGGTTAGGATCCCTTATAGATGTTTTGTATGTATTCTTCGAATTCCTCGATTTTGTCCAAACGGTTCGGCCACAGGATATATTCCTTCTCAGGGTTCGCCTTGAGGTTAGTCAAGAGTGGCTGAATCGCATTGTACAAGTCGTCGAGACGTGTTGTGGTTTCGTCTATTGCATCTGAGACTGACTCTAACTGCTGGGCAGATTCGAGCTCTGACTCATCTACTACGGTGAAACCGAAATCAAATAGTTCTTTATTCATACGTTTATTTATACAAAAAGCTTTGACAACCTATAGATTGCCTGTTATAATGTCTATTCTGACTTAGGGGGGATACTATATGAATAAATTTAGAATCGTTGAGAAAGAGAATTGTTATGGTGGATCCATGTTTTACGTCCAACAGAAGGGTTTGTTGTGGGGGTGGAACTATGTTAGGGATATCCATGATATGGTGATCACTTTTCAAACCGAAGAGTTTGCTTTGAGATCTATCAGAGAATGGAATGCTTGCAGATACTATAAGATCGTCAACATTACAGAGATGTCGAGTGATGAGTAAAATAATCAAACAGTTTATAGCAAAAGGCGAAGACGGACATAAACACTATGCTGGTTGTTTTTTTGAAGTAGAAGCAGAAACCTTGGATGAAGCACGAGAAATCTTGATAAACGATCAATTCAATGGTTATTTGTACGAAGAAACATATCAATTGATTAGCACAACACCGCACACAATTTGTGTGAATTACGAGGCGAGTGAGAAATGAATTTAACAGATAAAGAAATACTAGACTTTGTAAAAGAGAATCTAACACTAGGTAAGGATGAGAACGGTCGCTACGTGTTAAAAGAAGTGAACTGCGATGTTGATGGGGATGTCGAAGGTAATGTCAAGGGTAATGTTGATGGTAATGTTTATGGCAATGTTGGGGGCGATGTTGATGGGCATGTCGAAGGCAATATTGATGGCAATGTTTGTGGCAATGTTTATGGCAATGTTGAGGGAGATGTTGAAGGTAGTGTCAATGGGGATGTCTGCGGCGATGTCTGCGGCAATGTTCGTGGCAATGTTGTTTGGGATGTTTATGGCAAGGTTTTAGGTAGGGTTTATGGTGAGGGACGTAAATAATGTTTAAATCTTTACATGTTGAATCATTTGATGTATCGGAACATGATAAGTTTATTGATGAATTCAAAAAGGAACTACATCTTCGGATCAATGACGATATCGAACAATCACTTCATGACGAGTTGGTCAAACTTGGCTGGACTCCTCCTAAGAAAGAGAATGAGTAGTGAGATATAGGATAGTTGAGAAAAAGAATTGTTATAACGAATCCATCTTCTATGTTCAAGAGAAGGGTTTGTTGTGGGGGTGGAACTATGTTATGGATCTCCATGACATGATACTCACTTTTCGAACCAAAGAGTTTGCTTTGAAATCTATCAAAGAATGGTATGGTTACAAATACAATAAGGTCGTCAACATCACAGAGGTGTCGAATGAAAGACCGGATTAAAGAACTTGCTGTAGAGTCAAGAGATAGTTCGGGATACGAAAATTGGGAAAGGTTCGCCGAGTTGATTATTCAGGAATGCGCAGAGGTGGCATACAGAGCAGATGATGTTAACGAGGATTATCCAGCATGGTATTTAATTGAAAAACATTTCGAAGTTAGGAGTGAATAGATATGCAAGTTAAAATGTATCGACTTATAGAAAGGTTGATTAATGAAAGTATAGAGGAAGGGTGGCAATATGCGCACAAGCATACAGACTCACCTACAGAAGACACAATAAAGCACTGCATTGAACGTTACATAATGTTAGGCTTTGATGAAACCTTTGAATTTGACCAAGAGGACTAGCGACATACCATTTATGGTATAGGTAATAGTTACGGCGAAGATCTCGAAGAGGAAGAGTAAATGATAACGTATAGCACAAACTGGATGGGCCCTGTATCTACTCGTTGGTACGAAGAACGAGATATACCTTTCGAGATCAGAGAAACTTCTGGTAAGATACTCCCAAAAAAAGAGTACAAACACTATCTTGAAAATTATTCGTGCGGTCGTATCGACATTCGTGGTTTAGACGAAGAAGAAAACTACGGTGGGTGGGGCGAGTATAGTGTTGCTCCTATGCGTACCGAAGACTGGAATGCGTTCAGTGATTGGTTAGAAGACTTGACAACCGATACTCTTTTGTTGTATAATGACCTCATTGAACAGTTTGAACAACATTATGATAAAAAGATTAGGTGGCAAAATGAATGTATTTCGATTAGATGATGATCCAGTGAAAGCTGCGCAGTTGATGTGTGACAAACATGTAGTCAAGATGGTTATTGAGTATGGTCAACTACTGTCTACCGCACATCGAGTTCTTGATGGTACCATGTATCTCGATAAGACTAAGAATGGTCGTAACATCAAACGATGGAGACTCGATGGTACAGCGCGAGAGGAGTTATTGTACAAGGCATCTCACGTGAATCATCCATCAAACATCTGGTGTCGTGAAAATGACAAGAACTATCGTTGGTTGTATAAACACTTTCAGGCAACTTCAAAAGAGTACACCAAACGTTATGGTCGTGTCCATATGACCTATGATAAACTGGGTGGTATGTTATGGTTCGCACCGAAGAATATCAACATACAATTGAAAGAAACTAAAATGCCTGAGTGTATGCCTGACTATTGTAAGACAGATAGTGTACCTGAGAGTTATCGCAAGTACTATAAAGAAGAAAAGAAAACCTTTGCCAAGTGGACTAATCGCGAGGTTCCACAGTGGTTCCTAGAGACATAGGTCTTTGGGTACTCCGGTTCATGTTAATAGTCTGGTTGAGTTTCTCTCAGAAGGCCGATGACGACCTGTTCGGAGTACTTACCAGTATCCGACGATTTAACGAATGTAAGAAGATTGTACACTTGACTACCCCCTAGAATGTATCGTATAATGTACAATGTAAACTTTATGAAACAAACTGAGGATTTATTATGATGCACGGTTCCATGCGCCACACATCTAGCGGCCGCAAGAAGAGTTACAACGCTTGGTCTACCAAGAAGAAACCCGCCCCCAAGTTCGTTCCTATGGAAGTAAAGAGCGAACCCTATCGAAGAGTGGACACTACGGTTTACAAATCTTGCGATAAGGGTAGTCACAGTACCCAAATTAAGGAAAGATTAAACTACACCGGAACTCTAATCAAGGGTATCGGTACCATGCACAAGTCCAATGCAATCCCAGTCATTGACGAACAACAGATGAAAGACCTAGCGAATATGAGAAGATGATGTATGACTAAGAGTTCTGTTGAAGAAGACCAACGGGTCGCAAAGTTAGAGAGTCGACTTAGTTCGGAAGTCAAAGCCGAGTTCGCTGGAAGCACAATGTCCAAAGCAGGAAGGCTTGCTATGGAACTTAATGCTGAACGTAAACGTCTCAAACAAGAGATGGAGGAACTACAATTAGAAGTTGAAGACCTGAAACCAGCGACACCAACGGGCACTGTTGATAGTTATGTTAAGTGGGTCGCGACTATACTTGGCGTGGTTGGGGTGTTCACCATGAGTGCCGGTTTTGGCACCGTTGGACAGATATGTTACGCATCGGCTGCAGCAGCATGGATATATGTCGGTCACTGTTGGAACGACAAAGCAATTATGATAGGAAGCGCAATATCGGGTACCGCAGTACTAATGAACCTAGTAGACAGTCTAGTAATATCGTGACCAACTATCGCTGATTGGTCGAGCTTTTGCCTTGAATTCTCCCTAAACCTATGAGATAATAGCTACCTAATTGACTGATAGAGAGATAGATTATGACTGCATTTGTTAAAGAAAACTTCGAATGGGACGGTATGTATCTGATGTACAACGGCCCATACAATGGTTCTAAGACTATGGATGAAGTTCATCCTAACTGTCACCCATCTTGGGTAGGTAAGATGAAACCTGCTTTTATCGCACGATTCAAGTACGGTGCTAAACCGTGGAAGTCTTGGGTCAATCACTTAGTCAAACATTCTACTGTTGAACAGTATCTTGAACTGTCTGACAAAGAGAGTCCTAGAGAAGCGATGGACATTCTGGGTTGGAAACCGCGTAAGAAACGTGTTGCTCCGCAACGTACACAGAATGGTTTTGGTATACAGAGGATGGTACTATGAGTCTTGCCCCAATGAGTGTCGAGAATGTATTAGGTGAGTTTGTCGAGAAAGACCACGGCCATTACTTTCATTACAGTGAGAATAATCACTGTTTCTTGGACTTCCACAAAGACTATCCCCATGTAGTTTGGGTAGGTGGTCTGGGTCAGCAGTATCGTTATGCGCATGTCAAGAAGACTGTCGCATATGTCTGCGTTGATGAAGATGAATTCGGTCTTCCTGTTGTCGAGAAATGGTCTCTTAAAAAGAATGTGGAGTATGTTGCATGATTGGAAAAACGATGTACGGTTCAGTTGGTGAGACAATTCAATGGGACACCTATCGTGGTGTCCTCTCAGGTAAGATAGTGTTTGTTCATGAAGACGTTGCGGGTGATGGTGTTGACTACTACAGTATTGCGACTGGCCCTAATCCTATGGATAGACACTTTCTCGACAGTGACACACTGAATACGATGAATGTGGTAAACCTTTCTGCGTGACCATTTTCTTTGTTTGGGTCGAGCTTTTGCCTTGTATTCTACCTAAACCTATGAGATAATAGTTACCTAATTGATTGAGAGAGTATAGATTATGTCCGAAGTTACCTATGTTGTTCGATGCGCTGAGACCGATAAACCACTTGCCGGTTTCTTCACTCCATGTTATGACAAAAAGCTTGCATTTACATACCAAACCCAACTAGAACAGTATGGTTACGAGAATACCTATGTTGTTGTTCGTAAAGAGAGCACCGAAGTGACTGGTATGTACCAAGAGCGTGAAATTTTCAATACCGAGGTAAATGTATAATGGATCTCCCTATGACTGTTTACAAGAACAAAACCGAAAACACCATGACTTACTACTACAATCGCACGAAAGATGTGTTTGTTGATAAGATGGAGTTTCTACTACTTAACGGTGATGTCGATTGCATCGTCGTCGATGATACTCTAACCGCACAAGAAGTTGATGTCGTCTTTGGTGAAATCTACGGAGAAAAATATGAGTACGCTTAGTCTAGAAGAAGCCTGTCACTATCTGTGGCGCGAAGAGATTACGGATTGGGGTTCGTATACCTACGTCCAGAATCATATCTACATTAGTAAGGGTACCGACCTCGTAGGATTTGTTCCTCGTGATACAGGTATCATTAAGATGTTCAATACCCCCAAGAAGTCTTGGTCAGTTGCTCGACGTAAGTTCCGCAAGTTTACCAAGAAGGATATAAAAAAGGTTATTGATATGCAAAATGGTTCTAAAAATAACTGATTTATTTTGGTTTGATGTGTTGACACCTGTTTCAAAAACGAGTATAATACTTGTATTGAATTGATAAAGAGAGAGTTGATATGACAGTTATCCCAGTAGACATCAAAGACGTTAAGACCTTCCGTGCCGGTTTTGAACTGGTCGAGTACGAAGCAGGTACCGACCCTATGGACGGTTTCTGTATCCTAGGTTTCGACGAGGTCGGAATGTTCTGTGCGAATCCTCGTTACGCATTTATTGGAGCATAATCATGTACAACTACTTTGAGTACCCAACCTACGGTTCTGACGAATACCTGTATAATCAATACCTACGTAAGCACATCAACAAGCAGAATAAGGGTAGTCGCGGTCAGGACTCTGAACGCCAGAAGACCTACCGTGCAGAGTGGACGTTCCAGTCCAAGATAGTCAACCCTGAGTTCTCGTCTATCGAGGAGGCTCAGAAGTTCGCCAAGACGATTTATAAGTCCAAGACTTGGGTGAAACTATGGAACAAGTCTATAGAGAATGACGTTGGTCGCATCTTCGGTGCGCAACCTAAAGTTGTCGCGATGGGTAGTCGTACGAAAAAGTTAAGTGGACATACCGATGGATTCACTGTCTCATTAGACTTGGTCACTGGACTGAACAAGTATACCTTGTTACACGAACTTGCACATTGTCTTGGTCATATGCACCACGGCCGTTCGTTTCGACAATGCCTCTTGAGTCTGGTCGGTACCTTCATGGGATCTGAAGAGAAGAGGATTCTGAAAGAAGAGTTCAAGAGAGCAAAGTTGAAGTGTGGTGATGCTCGGAAACCTCAGTCCTTCGAGGTCTGGGTGGCTTCCAAGAAAAGAATGGAACAGATGCGCTGGGAGAAAGAGTTCCGTGCGGACTGTCTTGCGATGCACGAAAGAATGAAGAAGTACGACAAATAATGAAGTTTCCCTTGGTGGGTACGGTATTGCGAAGATTGCTACTTATTGCTATGTGTACTAACCCCACCTTTTTTATTCCAAAATGTTCTAAGAAAACCCTTGCGTTTTCAAAATAAGTGTGAGATAATAGCTACCTATTGAGATGAGAGGTAATTATGAAGAAAGATTTTCCAACATTATGCGGTGCCATCGGAGCAATCCTTATGGCAATATTCGCGTTCCATATGAACCCTGCAATCGCAATCGTTGGTCTTTCTTTACTGACAGTTCAATCTAGTAACGCAAAACTCTGGAACCTTGTCGCTCTGAACGTGATAAGCATTTGTGGATTTGTTACTCAATTACTCTAAGGAATTTATTATGAATTTGATTGGTCAGAAAGTTGAAGCGAACTGGGGCGCAATGTACCCTATCGAAGAAGGTGTTGTCGATGGTCACATTGGTGCGTCGGCTGTGATTATCCGTTGGAACGATGGGTCTCGGTCTGAGGTGGACGCTCTTGACATCCATGAGCCTGGACATCGTTCGGTTAATGGTTCGCCACTCGGAATCTTCTTCGGAGAAGTCGCGTGAAGATTGTCAAGTTGAACTACGACCGCAAGGTCAGGTACATATTCGACAAGGATACTGAAGAGTGTGAACGTCTCTGTGAACAGGTCATGGATCACTATGGTCAGTTTCTAGTCACCCCGCATTGTTGGTACATCGAAGACATCAAGCGCCTACAGAAAGAACTCAGAACCTGTGGTTTGTCAGTAGACGAATTCCTTGTTAAGGAGTTTCCAAAACAAGAGAAACCTGTAGAGAAAACCAAACCCAAGAGGAAGCCTCGGAAAAGTGTTACCAAGAAAACTACCGTGACCAAAAAGAAGGTTCCGGTCAAGAAACCTACTGTTAGAAAGAAGAATACCAAGAAGGCGGCATAGTGACCAATTACCTTAATTGGGTCACGCTTAGTGGTTGTGTTTTACATTTAGATCGATTATAATAGCTGTACAAATTGAGTTGAGAGAGTATTATGAATCCAGTAGTTATCGAAGGTAGAATCAAGAACAAGAAGAAGGTCGAAGCGTACATTCATGCTATTGCAAAAGAGTTGGGTATCAACCGCCTCTATAGTAAAGTCCTTCTCGTTAAATTCTCTACCAGACTTGATAATGAGGCCCAAGGCCTTTGTTGGGGAGACCATAAGAGTCATGCTGAGATATCTGTCGCACGAACCAGTTGTGGTGAACCTATGCCTATGGAGTCTATGATGCAGACCCTAGCGCACGAACTGGTTCACGCTAAGCAGTATCTCCGTCGAGAACTGTGCGGTTACACTCATGCTTGGAAGGGACGTAAACCTCGCAACTACAAGTATGAGAATGCCCCTTGGGAGAAAGAGGCCTACGGACTCGAAGAAGAATTGTTCAACAAATATTGGGATATCGTATGAATCTGATAATGGATGCCCACAAAGAACTGACCGAAGATTTGGAACTTATTATTGAGACCATAGTTCATCCAGACTACGAAGAACTCTCTGAGGAAGTGCGGGATGTTGTGATGAAAGAGCGCAACCGTCTAGAGATGTTGCTCGAAGTCTTGGAAGAAGATTCGGAATATGAAAGGGACTCGTTATAACAAATTGGTCTAAGAAAAGTGTTGACTTTGTTTTAGAATCGTGTATAATATGTATTGTGAGTTGGGGAGTTCTGGTGCGAATTCTTCGCTAGGAACCTTCGGGGTTCACTGCTTCTCCCCTCCGTTTTTAATTTTTGAGGATTTATTATGAAATTTATTACTGAAAGTGTTTCTGTTATCGTTGCGATGTTATTGTTTGGATACGCTTGGTCAATGCCTGGTATATGGGATGCCCCTCAAGTACACGTGAGTAATTCAAGCAACGAGTGTGTGCGAGTCATCAACTACAAAGAGACTGATAAATGGTCTTGTGAAAATCTCCCTGAACTCTATAGTCATGTATGGGTGAAGTAATGGAACTGGTATATGATGTCCTAGGTATTGTCCTCTTTGCGTTTCTTGGTCTATTAATGTATGTCAATCTTCATATGGAAGAAGAGAAACGGGCGAACGAGAGCTTGCCTCTGATGTGGGAAGAGGGTGGATTTTTAAACACCTTTTGGAATAAGCATATAACAAAATGTTCTAAGAAAAAGTAAAAAAAGTGTTGACTTTATTTGTGGTTGGTGTATAATACTTGTATTGAATTGATAAAGAGAGAGAGAAAAGTTATGGCGTTTGTAAGCCAAGAAGAAAAAAAGAAGTTAACCCCAGCAGTCAAAGCAGTATTAAAGAAGTACAATATGAAAGGTACTATTGCCGTTCGTCATCACAGTACTTTAGTCTGCAACATCAAGAGTGGTAAGTTAGACATCTTGGGCGCTCTGCCTGTTAGTGAGTATGGCCCTCGTGATTATATTCAAGTCAACCCTTACTGGATTGCTGAGAACTACGACGACGAAACTGTTGTTGCGTTCTTGACTGAGTTGAAAACTGCGATGGAAGGGCCAGACTTCTTCAATGAATCTGATGTAATGACTGATTACTTCCACAGAAGTCACTACACTGACATCAACGTCGGACAGTACAACAAACCTTACGTTCTGGAGGCATAATGATGACTGGCATGACTTTTCGAATGTGGTGTAACGAGATGTGGTTCGAACACTGTGATGAGGTTGAGACCTTCACTGGAAAACGACCGGACTACAAAGCGAAGGATTACTTTGCAAAGTACAAGTGGTTCCTGAAACGCGAATATGTCCACCTCAAAAATAAATGAAAAAAGGCCTTGACATATACTGTCAGCCTGTTATAATGACCCTATTGAATTGATAAAGAGAGAATATATTATGTTTTATGCAAAACCCAAGATGGCCAACACGCACGACGCTAAGACCTTCGATACAGTGACAGAGGCAGTTAACTACCTCAACGCGTACAACCAGTTAGGCCCGGATTATGTCCAAGAAGGTTACTCCAATGATGTTTCTAAACTTCAGGCAGAAGACTTCTGGATGCTGGGTAAGTTGGTTGGCCCTGAAGGTGTCGAGTTCAAGAATAACAAAGTTGTGGGAGTTAAGTAACATGGGTATGATAGCTGATATTTTCCGTTCGGATATGCGTGATTGTTCTAACAACGGCATAAGTTCCAACTTCACATCGGTGACTGTTGTGAATGTAGAAGGCCCGTTTGAACCCACTGTAGGACGCCCTGCGGTTGAGTTGGTGGAGGGGTACGTTAAAGGGACTTGTTTCGTACGTCCCGTTTACCTAGGGACTGAACGTCCTATGATGGGTGGTACATATGTCGCCACGTCCGACAGTAGATTCCGTCAAAAGGTGCGTGATATTACTGGGGGTCAATTCTCTGGTGCAGTTCCCTTCCACGACAGGGTAGAATTTTAATGTTGAAGTACAATGACAGTTGTACTGAGTTGCTCACCATTCTGCAAGAAGAGTGTGCTGAAGTTATTCAGGAAGCATCAAAGATTAAACGATTCGGTCAGCAACAAGACAATCTAGACCGATTGGCGAAAGAGGTCGGTGACCTTGTGTGTATGATAGAACTTCTACAACAATGGGAAGTTGTATCGTACAGTGAGGTCGAAGACTATCGCCAAGAGAAACTAATCAAGTTGAGGAAGTGGTCGAATCTGTTTGCTTATGATAGCGACTATGACCCCAGCATTCGTTCGGATAACTGACATGGCAAAGAAAGCAACTATAGTTAGAACTAATCCTGTCGCAAAATATGCGCGGAAGTTTAATCGTGCGTCTACTCATATAGACAAAAAGAAGGAAGCAAAGAAACGCGGTTATCCTTCTGAAAATAATTTTTAATAGCCCTTGACACACCCCCACTAAAAAAGGTATAATATGTCCATATCAAAAGAAGTACGTTATGCAATGATTCGCAGAGCAGCGCTCAAGATTCAGAAGCATAATAAGCGTAGTAAGATTATTAAGTCAAATGAACGTCTTGCGAACGAAGTAGTAAGTCTTGACCGTCAGGACTATAAATCAGATGTACGTTGGAGTGATGAGGATAGTTTTGTTGCCTCAAACTTCTCCGATACATATCAAGCAAACCAAAATAAGGAATGGAATTAATGTCCCAACCGATTGAAAACCTAATTGACTTAGGCCAATATCCTCGCAACGATGTGGAACTCATTACTCGTGAGTATATGCGTCACGCGTATCTAGAGACTCTAGAAACTTATGCCAAAGAGTATTTTGCCCTCGACGAAGAGAACGACACTCGCCAGGCGGTTCTTTCTACTCTTGAAGCATTCGAACACACCATTGCGGTATTAGATGGTAACGAAGAGTTTCTTGAGGCTGTACATGCTGACTCTGGTGAAGAAGATTCTGAGTCTGATAACGATGAATACGAACGTTTCTAAGGAGAACGAAATGTTTAATTATGATAAAGTGCTTGACCAACTCCGAAGTAATGTTCTTCAGGTCACATTTAATAAGGTTAATGGGGAACAGAGGGTTATGCCCTGTACTCTCCAGACTGACTATATGCCTGAGTTGTCGGAATCAAAGGTTAACCAAGTGAAAGACTTCTCTGTTAACAAATCCGTCATTCGCGCATTCGCAATTGATAAGCAATCTTGGCGGTCTTTCCGTGTCGATAATATCACTGCGATTGAGGTAATCGATGGATGAGAAAACAGAAGAAAACTTTCTAACCAAAAAATCATTCTCGGCTATGATAGAGAGTTTCGTGTTCCAACACAGAATGACATATATGGATTCCATTGTACATCTCTGTGAAAAGAACGGTCTAGAACTGGAAGACATCAAGAAGTATCTGTCTCCCACTATAGTGGAACATCTAGAGAGTGAAGCCCGTCAATTGAACTTTCTGCCCAAGCAGAACACACTTGACGTATAAATAGCTATGCCCATTGAGGCAATCACATACATTGTTTATATTTAAGTTTATATTAAGGAAATTTTATGTCTTTTGCAAATCTAAAGTCCAAATCTATGGACATCTCAAAACTTGTTACTGCCGCCACTGCTGCATCTGGACAAGTATCTAACACTAACAAATACCAAGACGACCGCAAGTGGAAACCTACTGTTGATGAACAGGGCAACGGTTACGCGGTTATTCGATTCTTACCTGCTACTGAAGGTCAAGACCTACCGTGGGTACGTTACTGGGATCACGCCTTTAAGGGCCCAACCGGACAATGGTACATCGAACGTTCTCTCACTACCCTAGGTCAGAATGACCCACTGGGTGAGTTGAACTCTCGTCTGTGGAACTCCGGTATCGAAGAAGATAAGGAGACTGCACGTCGACAGAAGCGTCGTCTACACTACGTTACTAACATTCAAGTTATTAACGACCCTGCGAACCCTGCCAATAATGGCAAAACCTTCATCTACGAGTTCGGTAAGAAGATCTTTGATAAGATTATGGATCAGATGCAACCAGAATTCCCAGGCGAACAGCCAGTCAACCCTTTTGACTTTTGGGCGGGTGCGGATTTCGAACTGAAGATTCGTAATGTTGCGGGTTACAGAAACTATGATAAGTCAGACTTCAAGAGCCCATCTCAGTTCCTAGGAGCAGATGAGACACAACTTGAATCGGTGTACAATGGTCTGTATGACTTAAACGAGTTCATAGTACCCAACTACCCTAACGCACATGACGATAAGTGGTTTAAGACCTACGATGAGTTGAAGAATAAGTTGGAGACCGTATTGGGTCTTGCGACTGGTGCTGGTGCAACTATCAAGAACGAAGCACTTGCTCAGACTGCTGAGGCTGCTCCGATGCGTGAAGCATCTGAACCTACTGTAGTCTCTTCCCCTGCACCTACCCCTGCGGTTGTTGCTGAGGAAGATGATACCCTGTCATACTTCGCGCAGATGGCTGCAGAAGATTAAGGTTATCTCCCTCATGTAAATGAGATTTTGGGGGAACTTCGGTTCCCCTTTTTTTATGCGGGACGGGTAGAGAAGTAAGGGTCTATAGAATCGAAAGCAGAGATAGGCCCACCTAAAACCGTGTGTCCTCCACCTCCGCCGGATGTTGAGGTGTTACTACTATTATCCATAATCACAACCGGTGCCGCGGTATTTGCGGTTTCTTGTTCGGTCACTAGTTTACTGACGTTCCCTGCGGATGTTGGTTTACTATTTTGTCCCGAAGAGTTTGAAGAGATTTGTGTTCCCGCAGATGCGATGTTATTCATCATCTGTACATCTTGAGGAGTGAAGCTGTTTATACCTGGCGAGAAGTCTAGTTTCTTCTGACCATCAAACCAACCTTCACCGACTACATAAGGGTTCTCTCCGGTACCCTGGCCTTTTATTGCAGCCAGCATAGGTATTGCATATGCCATCGTCTTACCAAACTTTCCTATAGAATCATTGACCGCATCATAGTCAGTATCAATAAGTCTATCCAGAGAATCCGACAGACCATCGATAACACTGGAGATGTCTGCAACACCTTTAAGGTTATCTGCGTTCAATGTAGATAAGGGCTGTAGACCATTATATAACTTATCGAATATTGTCTCGTCGTCTCCACCGAAAAGGCTACCAATGAAGTCCATAACTCCAGCAAGTCCACTACCACCCATTAGAGCGACCATGCCTAGACCTAGTGCTCCCATGGCAC